GCCTGGGCTAAATTACCTTTAAAGCGATTTTCAGCCATGAATTTGTATATACTATGATCATCAGGCTTAATATATCCAGCAATATCAGACATGCTTAGTATCTTTACATTTGGTATATCTATATCCCAGAAAACGTCTTGAAAGCATGCTCCTATAAATATTTTTTTATTTTTATACTTTCCCGCTATTTCTGCTAACACGCTCTTAAAAGCGTAATGATCACCACGCCCACTATCTAAGAAAATAAATTTTGCTTCCTGAGTTTTTATATTCCACTCTTTTAATTTTTTGTGGAATATCTTTTCATCCCTATCAAACAAGGCCATATCGCTATGGGATCGAATTCCACCTGCACCGTATCTCATATGCCATGTGTTTAATCCGCATATAGCTAATAGTTTCCAACCAGCCCGTACCATTTCATATGTGAATAAAGTTTCCTCTCTATGTCCTACCCTTGAAAGCTCTAGATTATAGCCGTGCTGAGCAGCCTTTCTTCTATATAAAAAAGTACTTCCCTGTAAGTGGTCTACAGACACTACTTGTAGTTCTTTTAAAGCATTCCACTGTACGTTCAACCCTAAGAATACATCTTCAATAGCGTTAGATGCAATCTTACTGTTATATAGCTGTTTTGGATCTAGAATAGAAGGGCCAACTGCTCCTATCTTTGGATCAGAGGTTATATATTTATATAAAGTTTCCAGCACGTTGCCAGGCAATATATTGTCATCGTCAATACGCCAAATAAACTCTTCGTCTCCATTTATCCGGGCAGTTTCATGATTAAATACTTGCCCTTTTCGTCCACCCGGCAACCAAAACCATTCAATACCAGAGTTAACTAACCCGTTTAACAAATTATTATAAATTTCGTTCTGTCTAGGGTCTTCTAGCTTATCATTGTCATCATAAATAACAAACTTGCAAGGTTTATAAGTCGAGCAAAGAAGGGATGTAATTACGAGCGGTAGAGTTGTATTAGTCCGATTTTTTGTAGAAACAGTAGCAACAACGTCTTTTAAAATCATTTTTATATTTTACTTGGTAACTAAGAAATTACCAGTATCGGCATAGCTTTTCACTGCGGATTGCATAAATATAACTAAATGCTACTTAAATTAATAACTCAAACCCCCATAACTGAAGGGCTTGATTATCTCATAGAAGAAGGTAACAAAGACAAACCTGCTAATATTTTTGTATCCGGGGTGTATATGGTAGCAGACGAAAAAAATAAAAATAATCGTATATACAATTCAGAGGAAATGGCTCAAGAAGTCGCTCGCTACAATAAAGAATTTGTTGCTACGAATAGAGCCTTAGGGGAGCTAGAGCATCCGCAGAGTGCATCTGTAAACAGTGAAAGAGCGTGCCATTTAATTACAGAGCTCCGTATGGATGGTAATTTAGTAAAAGGTAGAAGCAAAATTTTACGTACCCCGTTAGGAGAAATAATGAGATCTCTTATTCTTGATGGTGTAAAAATGGGTATGTCTTCAAGAGCACTAGGCTCTCTTGAGGATCGTGGTGGCGTAAACTACGTGAAGAACATGAAGCTAATTTGTGTTGACGCAGTAGCCGATCCTTCTGCTCCAGGGGCCTTTGTAAACGGTATTTTAGAGTCTAAGTCTTTTATAATAAGCAAAGACGGTCGCTTTGAAGAAGTATACGAAACTCTAGAAGGTAAATTAGCTAATTTGCCTCGTAAAGATGTTGATAGTTACCTCAAGGAGCAAATTGTAAAATTTATCGAAAGTCTATAATAATATGAATGAAAAAAAATTAATTACGAATTTTATTAAACACGTTGCTGGTAATGATTTTTCAACTGCAAACAAGTATTTACGCAGCGTTATAAACGAAAAACTTAAGAATCGTATACGTAAGGCTAATGATTCTTTACAATCAAACAATAAAAACACCCCATAAATAGCCTTAAATTTACTAAATATTTTTATCAAGCATGAGCAAAGACATTACATCTCTCCTTAAAGAAGCAACCAAAGACCTTCTTACAGACGAAACTTTAAAAGCAATTACTGAGGCTTTCGAAAAGAAAGTTGAAGAAAAAGTTTCTTTAGCAGTTGAAGCAGCTCTTGTAAAGCAAGACGAAGAGTATTCAGTAAAACTTGAAAAAGTATTAGAGGCTATTGATGCTGATCATACCTCTAAATTAGAGAAAATCGTAAGTCGTATTGATGAAAATCATGCGATTAAATTTGAGCACGCTTTTAAGACTATTGATACCGTACACGCTCGTAAATTGCAGGTACTTGTAAATCGTTATGAAAAGGCTCTTAAGAACGAAGCAGACACATTTAAGAACACAGTAGTAGAGAATGTTTCCAACTATCTCGAACTCTATCTTGATAAAACTATCCCAGCCAAACAAATACAGGAAGCTACTGAAAATGTACGTTCCCGTAAGATTATTGATGAAATCAAGCGTCTTGTAAGTCTTGATGAAACATTTGTCAACGGTCAGATCAAGGAAGCTCTTATCGATGGTAAGCGTCAAATTGATGAAGCTAACGCTAAAGCAGTAGAAGCTTCTAAACAAGCTAAGCTTTTAACTGAGCAACTCAATACTGCTCAAAAGAATCTTCTTCTAGAAAAGAAGATTGCAAATCTACCAGCACCTAAGAAAGCATATATGCTTAGAGTCTTAGCTGAAAAAGATGCAAGTTTCATTAATGAGAATTTCGAATACGTATCCGAAATGTATGAAAAGAAAGAAGAAGAAACTCTTCAAACCTTAAAAGAAAACACCGCCCCTAAGTCTAGAGGGGTAGATGTTAGCAAGGTAATCCAAGAAGACAGAAACGCAACTAAGTCTTATAGCTCTGCTGATACCGATGACGGTGAGACATACGTTACAGAGTCCTACGTATCTCTATTCAAGAATAAATTAGTTTAATAAATCAGATTTTTCATTCAAAAGCCCCGGAAACGGGGCTTTTTTTTGTAAGTAATAATACACGTTGAAGTACTGTTAAGTACTTGAGAGAGTCAGAGAAAAACAATTATTAAGTTATGAAACAAATCAAACCATCACAATCATACATCGATCGTGATCGTGCAGGTCAGCTTCTCAAGAAGTGGGCCCCATTGCTCGAACACGCCGATGATGCTACCCCAGCAATTAAGGACGACCACACAAAGCTAAATACAGCTATCCTTCTTGAGAACCAAGAAAGATGGTGCTTTGAAGCCAATTCCGCCGGTAACGGCGGCGTATTCGGCACGCTTCAAGGTGCTCCTGGTCAAGGCGGTCTTCCATCCAGTGACTTCTATGCTACTGGTGACGCCCGTCTACCAAAGATCCTCATTCCGATGATCCGTCGTACCTTCCCAGAGCTTATCACCAACGAAATCGTAGGCGTACAGCCGATGAGCGGTCCGGTTGGTCTTGCATTCGCTCTTCGTTACAAGTACGATTCACAGCCACTTGGTGCTACAGCACTTGATAACGGTTACGGCTCAGCAAGCAACACTCCTTCTCCTTGGACTGTAGCTTCTAGCGGTACTGAAGTCGGCTGGAACTACCTCAATACTCGCTACACTGGTACTTCTGCTGCATTCCTTTCTGGCGATGCATCAAACTTCCCATTCGTAGCTGATGATCGCGGTATTGCTCAGCTCTTAAGTAACTTCGAGTTAACCAGTAACATCCCACAGATGGTTGTATCTTTCGAGAAGACCGCTGTTGAAGCTGGTACCCGTCGTTTAGCAGCTCGTTGGTCCGTTGAACTTGAGCAAGACCTCAAGAACATGAACGGTATCGACATCGACAATGAGCTCACCAATGCAATGAGCTATGAAATTCAAGCTGAAATTGACCGTGAAATGGTAATCCGTATGTGCCAAATCGCCCTCAACGGCGGTTCTGGTCAGGGTTATTCTTTCTGGTACGCAGCTTCAGCTGATGGCCGTTGGTTAGGTGAACGCAATCGCGACTTCTATGCTCGCGTAATTGTTGAAGCCAATCGTGTTGCTATTCGTAACCGTCGTGGCGCAGCCAACTTCATCGTTGCTACCCCACGTGTTTGCGCAATGCTTGAAATGCTTCCAGAGTTCCAATGGTTCTCTGTACAAGGCAATGTAAACACCCAGCCAGTTGGTATCGCTAAGGTTGGTACTCTCGGTGGCCGCTTCGCAGTCTACC